TGGGCTGCAACTAACTTCTCTGCCTGTAACCGGTCCCACTCAAGGAGACCAGGGTCAAAGGTTGACTTCACAACACGATCCAAAGATTTCATCTTTGTTTCGAGTTCCGCTCCAGGCACAAAGAACCAGTCGTCGGCCATCAAGACATCGCTGAGATAATTGAGCTTTGTCTGATAGTCGGCAATGGCATCTTTAGCCCGGGTAGCCAGGTCGTAATAGACCCAGAAAGCAGGTGAAATAATCAACAAGGGCGAAGAGATCAGCCCCCAGAAGCCAGACCCGAATAAGACCGATCGTTTCCAAAAATTGGAACGTAATTGGTTTAACAGATCTTCTTCCGAAGGAGGACGCTTCTGTGCTTCGGCAATCCCCAGAAACAGAGTTTCTAGGAGAAAGTCGAACTTATTCGCCATCAGGGGGTGGAACAACTTGATCCAGGCAGCCTTAAAGAAAGGCCCACTGGCAGTATTCCACATCTCCCCTGTTGGTCCAAAAGCTGACGAAAGGATCGGTTTCAACTGTGTCCGAAGCCAATTACGGCTACGGAACATTTGAAGAAACCGAACCAGATCTCGCCAAACGCGTGTGGGAAAGATGTAACCTCTACCGAGAGAATCTCGTAGTAGGGTCGCAATCATCCGAGGATTACGAACTGTACCTAGGATCAATCCAGGACTTATCGGGGAAATATCCCCGAGGTCAGGAGAGATCCAACGCTTTGCGAACTCACAGGTCCCCGTCAGTATCTCAAATGATTTTGAGAGATTGATCGGAACCCCAAGAGAATGCATGAGCGTAAGGTAGTTTCCAGCCACACCCTGATCCGCGATGATAATATCATCACCTAGCAAGGCATAATGCGGGAACCAACCCTGGTAGCCAGAACGCGAGGCAGCAATTTGCACCAAAATATGGTGCGAAAGAGCTAACATCGCCCATGAGGACAGAGCCCCCATAGGTTGACCAACGGAATAAAATACGGCCTTTCCCTTAAGATACCACGGTCGAGCAACCAGAAGCGCAGCCCAGTTTACAGCCCACTCGATCCCTAGGGATCGAAGGACTTGTACCTGGAACGCTACTGGAAGTCTATCCGTCGCGGCTGACAGATCATAAGAATACACCGGAGAACCGGAAGCTCGTACATACGCTATTAGACGCTGGACAGGTGCCAACTGATCGAAGGTACCGTCCTGAGGAATAGCTTTGAGTATGTTGAAGATTCCCAGATGAAGTGGTTTCAGGAGAACCTGAGTCCACCAATCTGTGATCGCAACAACTCGAACTTTCCCTCTAGCTTCAACTAACGTTGTAAGACGCCCAAGGAACTTGGGGTATTTCTTAAACATCATCAGCAATGGGATTACAGGTAGAGAAGTCATGACACAAATAAGGTTCCAAGCGATTAATCCAAAGGCTTTCTGGTGGTAGGCCACAACCAACCAATGGTACCACGTAAGTGGATCCCGAAGGAAGGCTAAGGCGTCTAACCCAGATCCCCATGAGGAACGTTTGAAATTGGGGCCAGCTGACTCTGAGACGTAAGTCCAGAGCAGTTCCCCGAGAACCAGTGATCGTGGCAACAAGCCAATAGCTTGACTCACCTCCCAGACGGGCAGGCAGGCACTCAGACCAGAGAAGGGACCAGTAATGGTCTCCATCTTAAGGACAGGAGCACAGCTAATGACTCGATAGACCGATAATAAGGTCAGCGTCACACGAATCACCTTAAGGGAATATGAATGGTCTTCGCCTCGTAAGAGGTGGAAGATCTTTCGTAAACCCGAAGGGAGAAACGTGGGAAGCCCTGATCGAGTTAGCGCTACCCGTACGCTAGAAACTTGTTCAACGTAGGGCTGTTTCCCCACCCACAATACAATCACGCGACTCGCCAATGCAAGATACTGGGTTAGCCAAAGCGACCCATTAGTCTTCCAAAGGCGAAGAACGTGAGTGTGTAGTGGGAGGAAGCAATCTTTCCATAAATTCCGAAGTCCCATCAACCAGACTGGCAATATCATGAAGGCCCGAAGCTCAAAGCGACGGATCCAACGTGTATTGCTACTAAAGTTTCCACCGGAAGATTTCATTTAAAGAATTTAAGTGAGATTGTAATGGTAGAGACTTCTGGATACGGACTATCGGTCATGGGGAGGATCGTTAGGCTCCTTGCGATTCATAGTCTAACCAGGCTGGACTTCACCAGCATTAGTTGTGCCCTCTCTAGTCTCGGATTTCACCCTTGTAAAAGGGCTTAAGAATTCCATTCTAAGAGAGTGCCGGCCAATCGCGACAGTGACTAATTAATATCGCAGAAAGGACCAGAGGTGGGGCTGCACAACACAGTAATATGTAGTCCAGACGGCAATGAGAGCAGCATCTGGGGCCACACGTGAACGTCCC